GGTATCGCTACCTCGTAACCAAAGGCTAAGGGCGGAGCTGTGTTCACCGAAGTACGTACTCCAGCCGAATGGCATCAAGATCGAGAGCAAGCAGGACCTGATAAAGCGACTCGGCAGATCAACGGATATGGCTGATGCGGTGATCATGGCGGCTGAAAGAACACCCATAATGACCGCGAGCGGCAGCTTCAGGCCGAAAGTAAACGTGACGAGAGCGCTATAGGGATTTGCTGTTGTGGTTTCCGGTGTTACGTAGACAATTAGCAGCACGGATATTGCTACCACTGGCAGGAAGATGGATAACTCGGAAATTATTGGCCGCTATGAAGCCCTCAAATCGGAACGATCCGGCATTGAGGAGAAATGGCGCGACATCGAGGAGTATGTCACCCCGTACCGCGGCGAGTTCTTCAAGAATTCCGATAACGAACTGAGTGTTGAGTGGAGTCGATACGGATCTGATTATGATTCCACTGCGGTCATGGCACATCAAAACCTCGCGGCATCGCTACATGGCTCACTGACATCCCCCTCAGTTCGCTGGTTTGAAATGCGTTACCGCGATGAGGACCTGAACAAGGACCCCCAGGCGACCGAATGGCTGCAGGAAGTATCTGATCGAATTTACTACGAGCTGCAAGACTCAAACTTTAATCTTGAGGTTAACGAAACCTATCAGGACCTGGTTGGCTTGGGTACTTCCGTCCTCACGCTGGAGGAGGCGCCGGGCGAAGATGGGTGGAACGGGCTGCTATTTTCTTCCGTGCCAGTGAAGGAGAGCTATTTCGAGGAGGACTACCAGAAGCGCGTGCTGCGGTTCTATCGCGAACTGAAGTGGACGCCGCAACAGATAATATCGAAGTTTGGTGACGATGTTCCGCAAAGCATCAAGGACGCCGAGGAAGGCAAAGACACAGAAAAGCGTACTGTGCTGTATACCATCTTCCCCCGCGGCGGCCGGATTGTACCCATCGGCGAGAAACGATCTCCCAGCAAGCGGCCTTTGGTTTCCCGCTATATTCTGGTTCAGGAAAAGGCGACTTTGGGGAAAGATGGCGGTCTGTATGAGATGCCGGCCTACGTGGCCAGATGGCGCAAAACATCTGGATCGAAGTGGGGCAACTCGCCCGCCATGTTTGCTATGGGTGACATCAAGTCACTGAATACGGCGAAAAAGCAGATACTGATCGCCAGCGAAAAGCGGATAGAGCCGCCGATACTGGCAGAGGAACGGGCCAATGTCATGGACCTTGATCTGAGGTCTGGCCAGGTTTCAGTTGTTCGCGACATTGATGGCGTCAAGGCGTGGGATTCCGGCCATGATATTTATGTATCGCAGGAGCTGGTCAACGACCTGCAGGCATCGATTAAAGAATACTTTTTCAGCAATGACCTGTCTTTCCCTGAGCCCCAGGGCACACCTATGAGCGCCACCGAGGCGCAGATACGGTACGAGCTCATGCAGCGGCTGCTGGGCCCTACGCTTGGACGGCTTGAGAATGATCTGCTCACGCCAATCGTTGCCCGGGCTTTCAAGATGCTGATGCGAGAGCAGCGGCTTCCCCAGCCACCCCAGTCAGTCATCGATAAAAATGCTGATTTTGATGTTGTGTATATCGGACCATTGGCGAGGGCGCAGCGTTCTGACCGCGTGACATCCATCGAAAGGCTGTCTGGTTTTGTGGCTAACCTCGCGCAGATCAACCCTGAAACGCTCGATGTGTTTAATTTCGATGAGGCTATACGTCATGCAGGGCGCGATCTTGGTGTGCCGGCAGAGCTGCTGCGCGGTAGTGATGACGTTGAACAGATAAGAGATGCCAGGGCAGAACAGCAGATGGCCATGCAGGAGGCCATGATTGCAGAGCAGCAAGGCAAGGCAGCCCAGGCACAAGCGGAAGGGCAAAATGTCACAAGACAATAATCGTGTCGTGGTGTCAGCGTTTCGCTCGCCAGACGGTAAGGCATTGCTTGAATACCTCGAAGGAAGGTATCAGCGGTGCAGGCTGTACAACGACAATCCGCACAAAACTGCGTACAACTGCGGCCAGTTCGACCTGGTTGAAGAATTAAAGCAAATACTGGAGACCAATAAGTATGAGTGATAACGCTCCCGAGTGGATAGCCTCCCTGCCTGAGCAGCTGCACGATCTGCCCTATCTCAAAGATGCTGAATCACCTGATGTGTTTAAAGAGCGGGTGGTGAATGCCGCATCATGGATGGGTAACTCGGTTCGCATGCCGGGCGATGATGCCAGCGACGAAGACCGGCAGGAGTTCAGAAAGAAGGTGCTCGAACGCGACGAGGGCCTGATGCCTGTCCCGGTTGGTGATGATCTGACAGGGGTGTTTCGCAAGCTGGGCACACCAGAGAAACCGGAGGCGTACAAAACGCCGGAAGGCGTTGATCTGCCACCTGAAGCACTTGGCCAGATGAAGGCCATGGCGCACAAGGCCAACATGACACAGGGGCAGTTTGAGCAGTACCTTTCAGAGTGGAATACAGCCAATACCGCGGCAACCACCGAGGCACAGAACAAGCAGGCCGAAGCACTGCAGGCGCTCAAGAGTGAGTGGGGCGCAGCGTATGACCAGCGAACAACCGAGATCGCCGACTTCCTGAAAACCAATAGTTCTACTCCAGATAGCGTGCTGAAGTCACTGCAGGATGGGACGCTTCCAGCAGAGCAGGTTCGCTGGCTCTATTCTCTTGCTGATGCTGTATCAACAGAGGATAGTCAATTCCACCAGCAACAACCCGATACGGCCGGCATGGTGCCTCCCATTGAAGCCGAGGCCCAGGCAGAAGAAATCAACAAGCGCCTGCTGTCCGAATCGGCAACGATGGGTAAGGCAGAGCGCCAAAGCCTGATGCTCAAAATGCTGCGCTTGCGCTATATGGCTGATGGGCAGAAACCGCCGAGTGATGGTGAGCTGCTCAAGATTATTGGCTGATAGGGATTTGATGTTGCAAGGTGTCATTGCCTGAGTATTATTTGCCTTGTCAGTGGTCGGATCGCCGGTAACGGTCCCCCGTAGCACCACAAACGTCATGGGGTAGACGTTAAACGCCCAAGTCAGAAGGTCCGGATGCCGGGTCGCCTTAGACGGAATGAACTTTTAATTTCGTACTTTGGAGGCCAACATGCCATCAACTCTCGATAAAGTGTACGTAAATACCTATGAAGGTTACGTGCGCCACCTTGCGCAACAACGCGCATCCCGCTTGCTCCCATTCGCAATGGTCAAATCGGTTCAGTCCGAAGCCCATAACTGGGAGCGCATTGGCTCTGCTGCTGCAGCTCAGAAAACTGCCCGCAAAGTCGCAACCCCTGACAACGAAACCGTATTCAGTCGCCGGGTATCGGTGCCCAAGACGTTCCACGTGGGTGATGTGACCGAGGTTGAAGACATCGTTCAGATGATTATCGACCCCAACAACGCATACGCCCAGGCACACGGCATGGCGATGAGCCGCGCGCACGATGACGCGATCATTACTGCTGTGACCGGTACTGCACTCGATGGTGATGGTGCTACCAACGCTCTGCCGGCTGGGCAGACGATTGGTGATGGCACGGGCGGATTGACCATGGATATTGTGACTGAGACCGCTGAAAAGTTCTTGGCTAGCGACATTGATCCGTCTGAAGAGAAGGTTTTTGTCATTTCTCCGCAGAAGATGAAGCAACTCCTCAATTTAACAGAGGCCACCAGCGCGGACTATAACGCTGTTCGCCCTCTGCAAACTGAGGGCTATGTCAAGAACTGGATGGGTTTCTCGTGGGTGGTTTCTACCCGCCTGAATGCTCCTGGTGCCGGCGAGATTGACTGTTTCGCCATGACCAAAAAGGCCATTGGCTTCCAGATGAACAAGGATGTATGGGCGCGCATCGAGCAAGACCCCAGCATCAGCTTCGCCTGGCGCATCTACTGTGCTTCAACCTTTGGTGCTGTTCGCGTTGAAGATGAGCACGTGGTTCGGGTCCACCTCGCAGAGGCTTAATAGGAGGCTCTCTGTATTGCCCGCCCTGTTTAATCGCAGGCGCGGGCTTTTTTGTAAAAGGAGTGAGCTGTGAAAACAGGCGCTAATTTTGAAGAAGTAAACCAGATCAAGCTGGGTTTTAAGAAGGGCATGACCGCCAAGGAAATATCTGGTGTTTTGAACATAGCGGTTGAGTGCGTTCAATCGTTCGCGCCCAAAAAGCGGGTATCGAAGAACAAGGAAACGAAATGACCACACTCATAGACGCCAGATTCAATGCCCTGCGAGATCAGGGGTACACGGGATCAACCAGCGACATGCTGCTTCAGTGGCTTAAGGCCAGCGGGGCAACGTCCAACAACATCAACGATGCCTGGTATCAGTTCCTCTCTGCAGAGGGCTACAGCGGCGGGCACAGGAACGATAGCTGGTATGCCTACCTGCGGGACCAGGGCTATCAGGGCTCACTGTCAGATATGGAGCTGGCGTTCTGGGTCGCTGGTGGGGCGCCGGGGTATGGGCCGGAGCTGGTGGTTAATGGTGGCTTTGATACTGATACCGCGTGGGGTAAGGGCACGGGCTGGAGTATCGCTAATGGTGTCGCCACGTATAACGGTGCAGCCACGCAGAACCTGTCACAAGACATGCTGGAGATAGGCAAGACAGTGAGGGCAGTGATTGATGTTCCAAGGTGGGTGTCTGGTCGGCTACAGGTTTTTTTTGGCGTTGGAGAGAATAAGATATTCGTGATTTCAGATGGTGGGCAGATTGATACTACCGGCACGGTGGCAGGTAATACTACACTTTACCTCAAGGGGCTTGATACCGCCGACTTTGATATCGATAACGTATCAGTCAAAGAAGTCCTCTAAATGCGAACTGTTGCCCCAACACTCTTAGCCGCTGCCGTATCAGCCTGCACCTATCCGCTGCCACAGGGTATGAAGGTGACGCAGAGCTATTACTTAGAGCCCATGGCTTTGTACGAAGCATGCGGCCAGTTTGGGGCGTGCGTTGAAACCGATCACAAAACCTATTGCAACATGCACCTGCCCCTGGCGATGAGCGGCGACCCATTGGGGTATGAGCATGAGCTAAGCCATTGCGGCGGCAGGTTAGACGCGCCAAAGAGGGACCAGTGAGCAGTGCTGCAAGAGCTGATACAAGCGTGGGCTACCCCGGCAGGGCTGTTGCTTCTGCTAGGCGGGATCACGTGGGGTGTGCAGCTTAACGTGAGCATCATGAACCTGACCAACAAGGTGTCAAATCTCGCCGGTAAGACGGACAAGATGAGCACCGAGCTGATGGAGTCCACGAGGAACAATCTTCGGGTTTCCATGCTTTTGACCCAGTTGGAGAAGGACGCGGAAAAGGCTTTACGCCATGCCGAGGAGCACGAAAAAGATTCAGCAGAGTGGCGTCAAAGAATTGTCGCTCTTGAAGTAAGGAATCGCGATAAGGGCGGTTCATGAAGAATGTGGCTGGCAGGGCCTAGTGGTTTAGGTTCCCCTGCTGCCGACACCCGTGGCCTTGTCGGTCACACTTAACCAAAGCAGGAGGGCATTATGCCTTATTCAGTTACAGAAGTTATGAACCAGGACGTTGCAGGTCTTGCCGAGCGCGCGGACGAAGTGATCTATGAGATCGCCAAATCACAAAGCGCGAACCTGACCGATATGCGGCCGTTTGATCGTACTCGAATCAGTGAGTACAACCTGATGCTCAACCGCTATGCGGCATGGGTGACGGATGCGCCGGACATTGATCTGCCGGAGACACACCCTCGCTCATACCCCATCAAGTACATCAGTTCTGATACTGATGCTGACGTGGAGAACAAGGCGATTCGTGACCTGATCCGCATGTACCGGGCGTTGATTACCGAGATGACCAACTCCCAGTCAGCGCGCGCTGCAAACGGGCTGACGGTGCACGACAAGCGCCGCTTTGATCTGGTGATGGAGAAGATCGGCAAGTTCCTCGCTGATTACGTTGATGAGACGCAGCCTATTGATATGCCTGAGTCTGCGCCTTCCAGTGACGGGGTTAGCCAGGGCTATGTAGGCGCAGCGTAAGGGAGCGTTTCGTCTGAGGGCGTTATTTTGAGCATTCTTGGTTTTGCTACTGCTGCAATCGGTCCTGTTGCCAATGCCATTGGTACTTGGCAGCAGCGCCGAGGTCAGGTTGCAGCGGCCAAGCATGAAGCAAGGCTCAAGGCAATTGAGTCACACGCCCGTGACTGGAAGGATGACTGGTTGATTGTTGTCTGGTCATATCCAATGGTTTCTATGTTCGCTCCTATCACGGCGGTTCAGGAGGCGACTTTTAGGGCTATGGATAGACTGGGACTACTTCCGGAGTGGTATTTAGGCGGATGGGTGGCGATATCGCTGGCCATTTTTGGCGTAGACAAGCTGATTAAAATCAAACACTGAGGGAATGAATATGTCACGTTATATCAAAGTAACAGTAGAGGCTGGCAACGGCGAGACCGTATACCAGTCAACGACTTTCAAGCAGAACTTTGAAACCAAAGAGCAGCAGGTTGCTGAGCAGGCGCCATTGTTCAAGGCAGTTGCTGAGGCGGTTGTCACGGTGATGAGCGAGACAGAGTAATGATGTTCGGGGCGTGGTGCTTCTTGTAGTTGCTGCGCTGCTGGCCCTGTCTGCTATGGCTGCCTTGCTATGAAAGTCATCGAAACGCTAATACCGGACGGATCTCATGAGCTGGCCATCTGGCCTGAGCTGCCTGATGGGGTGGTCGACACTGGTGAGCCTATCACTACGGTTTGCAACCTCCTGCACCTGTCGCCTGAC